TGTCGGTTCCGGTAACAGGAGGTGCGGTGAAAGATAAAGTGGTTCCAGAAATAGTATAAGCCGTTGTTGGCTCCTGCTGAACATTCTCTACAAATACTTCAACGCTGTTGGTAGTCGCAGGGACTGATAGTGGAAAATCCGTGTCACTACCGTTACCAGATAAAGTATCTTTGACCGTGGCGCTAAATGCTTCAGCAGGGATGTTACCGATAAATGACATTAGGTGATCTCCAAGATGCTCATAACCGCATCAACGGATGTTGCGGTGTCAGACTTAACCTTAATGCTATCGTTTGTAGTTAGAACCACTTTTTGATCGCCACCGATAATCACCAAAGATGATCCCGCAGGAACAGGTGCGTTCTTAACAATGTATGTGTCGTTTGAGCCGTCGTTCAGTGTGGCATCCACTAAAACCTGCGAAGCAGTCGTATTTGCTACAGTCAAACCAATAACTGTGACATCCGTAGAAGCCGCGACCGTATACGAACCAACGGCTGTTAATGAGGTGCCGATGCTTCGAGAGAGTTTGCGTGTAAACGTATTTGCCATCTAAATATCCTCAACCAAGGGCGATTGCTAAAGCGACCGCCGTACCGGCAGGGTCTACTTGTAAGTTTGTTTGTGCGCCTGAAACAGTGCTTGCGCCCGTTCCACCATCTGCGACAGCCAAGTCCGTGATTCCTGAGATGGCACCGCCAGATATATTGACGGAAGACATTGCCAAATTAGCGGTGAAATCTGAAACCGCCGAACCAGCTCCTACGCCATCCGCATAAATAACTTTAGTATCGCCATTTGCGATTGTAACATTAGCGCCCGAACCCTGCGTAAATGTGCAAGCAAACCCCGAGTTGTTGTAAACAAAATAGATTTTTTGAGCATCATTAGGAGCAATCGTAATTGTGCAGGCTTCTGTAGCACCGTCCAAAACCAACAGCTTATACATGCCATCAGTCAGAGTACCGTCGGTTGTTGTTAGGGTATGCGCGGCGGCAGAGCTAGACAGGTCAATCGTGCCAACGCCACTAAGTACGCGGTCTACGATTTGAAGGTTTGTGTTGGTTGTCGCACCCCAGGACCCGGATTGTTCGCCTGTTGCGATCAGCTCAATACCGTTTCTGGTGGTATATGTACTAGGCATCTATATCTCCTAAGCCGCTATGTCTTCCCAGCCCGGAGACTGTGAAGGCGTAATTTCTGACCAACCTGGCGACTGAGACGGTGTTGCTGCAGTCCAACTTGGTGACTGATTTGGGTCGATCTCGCCCCAAACAAATACATTGCCAAGGCGTCCAGTAGCAACCAGATTTGTATTTGTTAAGGATACATTAGCATCGGCGGTAATGGAAACTGTTCCTACACTACCGGTAGCAGGAAGTCCAGTAGTTGGAACATTGGCATCGCCGCTAATCGTTGGCGTTCCTACTTCCCCAGTTGCATCCGCTCCTGTTGGGAATACATTGGCATCCGCCGTTGTAGTGATAGTGCCTACGTCAGTCGTGGCAGATTCACCGGTAACGCTGACATTGGCATCAGCATTGATTGTGACAGAACCTACTAAGCCAGTGGCATCTATTCCTGTGGCTGGGACGTTTGCGGTTCCAGTAACCGTAACATCTCCAGCGGACCCCGTAGCTGGGACCCCGGTAGCAGTAACATTGGCATCTGCCGAGACTGTAACAGTGCCAACATCCCCGGTAGCGTCTATCCCAGTGGTTGGAACAACGGCAGGAATTGAGGCGGTAGCAGTCCCTACCGCACCGGTGGCTTCCTCACCAGTGAGTACGACGGGAACAGCTTCGCCCCACGCTCCCTGGGACCAGGTCCCTCGACCCCACCCGGTAAGGATATCTGCCACTTAGGCCCCCTTACGCGATACGAATGATTGCGTTAGAAGCGTCAGCAGTTGGGAACTGAATGGTGAAGTCACCAGATGTTGCTGTTTTGTCTGCACCGAAGTCCAAAACAACTACCGAATCGGTAGTGCCTGAACCACCTTCAGTGGTTGTGTTGTAAATCAACGCACCACGAGCAGTGACAGTGACACTAGAAAACGTCAGATCCGCAAAATCTGTGAACGCAGTGGTTCCAGAAGTTGTTGGGTTGACATTTGTTAACGCAGCACCACCGGCTGTGTAACCATCAGCAGTTGACGCTTCATTAGATGATGAGTAATCAGTGGTTGTAGCATCCAAAGTTGCAGCGTTTAAAAACAATGCAAGCTTGAAAGTATGCCCACCTGAACGGAAGTTGTGCTTACCTTCGAGCAATTGTTGCTTGAAGCTGGTGCACATCGCTTGTGAAATTGCCATTACAGTCTCCTTATGGCTTCAGCTAATTTTGGATGTCCAGCATCCACTAAGGCATTATATATGGTTGTGCGATCCGAACGAATAGCTTCCCGCATATAATACGAAATCAAACGATGAGCTTGTGCTTTGTACGCACGAGCTTGATCGCGTAACGCCGGATCTGTTGTATCAGATATACTGATTAAACGGTTAACGCACCGCTCTGCAACTTCCTCTGGCGTAAATCCTCGGCCCTCTGTTGTTTCAACAGTGACAACGGGGTCTTTTGGAATATCAAACTTTAAAGCTTCTGTACTTATCATGTTGCTTGCCTTCTAACTAAACCTTCGCGGTATGCATCGCTTGTTTCACGCGCTTCACCCAAGTTCTTCAATCGAGCGACCGCTTCCATGAACTGTGTATTGTAGTTCTGTAGAACATCTGGTTCACCTTTCATAAACGTGTATGCTGCAATCAATGAACCATACAACATCGCTTGTGGTGCGTTAACAGACAACCATGTGGTTCCACCATCCGCCTGCGCGGTCAAACTTGCTGGACGATAATAGTAATGTAATTCAACAGCATAGTTATCATCAGGAATTGGTGCAATTAAGAAGTTCTGATAGTCAAACGGCGCGTAATAACGAGGCGTACCTGTGACAGATGTGTCTGGAGCATAGTCCTGCAGATAGTTAACATCCTTAAACTCAAGAAACGTCTTTGTTGTTCCGCTTGTGTAAGACAACGAAAAAGGTGCCAAAAAGTCAGACGGCATGTTTAGATATGGGTTTGATGCTGTCAGGTTCGCTGTTTGATTCCGACGAAAGAACGTCAAGCCAACATTCTTAAAAATGCGCTCTTCGCACGATTCGATAAACGTATCTAAATTACTGACAAATGTCGTTTCTGCGTTTTCACAGTAATCTTGAATCGCCTGTTTTAATTCAGCCTTGGTATAGCTCATGAAATCACCACTGTTACGTCACCAACCTTCCCGATACCGCGAGGACCAGCAACAGGCAGACCTACTTGGTCTGTGTAAATGTAAACTGTTAATTCCTCTGAATCGTCCGGGCGAGGATTACGAAGCGCCTGGGGGTCTGCTGATACATTAGGAACCTCTAGCTGTGGGTGCTTTGGCTCATATTCATCCGGACCAACAAGCAATCCGTTCCATTCCTTACGCATTTCACGCAGGCGATAGCGAAACCCAGACCGATCTGAGATCCCCCATGCTTTTGTTCCTGCCGCGTATCTCGCCATGTTAGAACCTGATGTACTGAATATCTGGTTGTAGCTTTAAAGATACACGATCTTCGTCTTCGTCTGCGGCACGTTGGAACTCTTCTTCATATACCGCTTTTAACAACTGCACTCGTTCTGGTGCCTTTTTCATCGACAAATAATATGCCAACCCAGCAACCATGCAAGGCAAGAAGCGATATGGCACATCTGTTGTGTTCTGTGACGTATCTGCATCCTCGATCCGCGTAATGTAGTAATACACCAGTTCATCTGTGCTGTTTTCTGGCGTTGGCCACAACGTAATTTCAGGACTTCTTTGTCGATTAAAATAAAATTGTGAAGGTCTGCCAGTCGAGGTCTTGTTCGGGACGTTGAGGTATTCTCCCCGACTGATCCGATCCACTTCGTAGTCCGTACCACTTCGCCGGATAGCCACTTCTAAAATATCGTTCATGGGGGAAGCTAGGCCATTCGCCGAACTGTAAGTCGCCGTACCAGAGGTCAGGGTCAGAGTAGCTTGTTTCACTGTCCATAGATTGATCCCACGATTCGCCCATTCGGAGAACATGATATTGAGTGATCGACGAGCAGTTTTTGC